AGTTATTGTTTACATAACTGTGTTCCTTGCTGTAAATTTTGCAATATGATGAAAAATAAGTTTTCAGAAGATATGTTTCTATCTAAAATAAAACAAATTTATCATAATTTAATAAAAAGTTCAACGACTATCTCGAAAGAGAGTACATCACAAGCTAATGGTGATGGAAACGGGGAATTTCTGACTGCCGCTTAAGGTAAAAGAAAAAGATATAGTCTGATCTATATGGTAACATATAGCAGTTCATAAGAGAACGTATATTAGAGTTGCGTCTAGTATAGAACATAATGTAGAATTAATGGACAGTTATTGTTACTAATGTTAGCGGAGAAATTAGTAGAGCTAGGGTGCCGAATAGTACAAGCAAATACTGATGGTTTATTTGTCTTACTTAAGAAATCTATATATGATAAAGTAAACATCGTATGTAGAGAGTGGGAACAATTAACTAAACTAACATTAGAAGAAGATCGTTTTGAGGCTATGTATCAGTATGCGATCAATGACTATATTGCAGTAAAAGAAGGTTATGCTAAGAAAAAGCATGAATTCAGAGATTTTACAGCAGTAATGGATCCTAAAACAGGAGATCATATTAAGTATGGAGCTACAAATGCAAAAGGAGAAACATATAGAAATATGGATGAAATTCGCAAAGACTATATAAAAACTAAGGGAATGTTTATTACCGAAGTATTACTAGGTAAGGGTTTATCACCTAAAATCATACCTGAAGCTATTATAAAGTATTTTGTAGATGGAATTCCTGTTGAAGACACTGTTAAAGGTTGCACAGATATTAAGAAATTCTTGATGTCTGAAAAGACTGGTAAACAGTGGCATGTTGAATACATGAATCAAGAAATACAGCGAACGAATCGTTTCTATGCATCTACAGATGGTGCATATTTATGGAAATGGAAAGGAATAGGAGAACACTGTGCTTGGAATCCAAGCGAATTATCAGATATGGCATATTGGAATTTAATTCAGGAAGGCAAGGACCCATACAATCCACCTTTAATACCTGATACTAAACAGTATCAGAATATGCTTACAGCATCTGGTGTTACTCTACTAAATACGTTCGATGAAAAACCAATTGAAGATCGAAAGATTAATTATAGATATTACTTAAGAGAATGCTATAAGATAATCGAAGATTTAAAACCAAGACAGTTATCGTTATTTTAACAAACTTATCATACTGTATCAGAATCTAGATAAACGTCATAAAGTGAAACTTTTATGATACTAGAATTAGATACATCTCTGTTGAAGAAATTCAATATATCAATAAATCAGTTAGTATTTATTAATCTTGTATTGAGCGAAAATCAAAATAATCATCAAGACGTTCACGAACTTCTCAGCCGAGTAAGTGACGAAGAGATACAAGATTTAATTCAACGTAACCTTATCGTAGAGACTATAACTGACGATAATAAAATTTATAGAGCAACTGAACAGCTTACTGAAGTAACTAATAGTGAAAAAGAAAGTATGTTTGATGAATTCTATGAAGTATTTCCAGTTTATGTTATAAGACCTGATGGAACTAAAGGGTTCTTAAGAGCTAATGTAAACAAATGTCGTAAAGAGTATAATAAAATTATTGGAAAATCAAGAGCTATGCATGACTACCTATTAGGATGTCTGAAGTGGGAGATTGACAATAAAGTAACTTCTGGTAAGTTAGGTTATATGAAGACGATGTGGAAATGGCTCACTCAACACGAGTGGGAGTGTTACGAGGAGGAAATGCAACTATCACAACAAGCAAAGGAGGTTCAGTATGGAACAAAAATCCTTTAATACTTTACCATTCAGGTCTATCTCTGAAGTAGCTGATGAATCATTAGAATACATTCGCAAGAGAAAAGACAAAACGATTGTTCCACTTAAGACTAGATGGAATAAGTTTAATAAAGTATGTTGTGGTGGCATTGAGCCAAATATGATTATCACTATTGCTGGAGGCAGTGGTAGTGGTAAATCTGCATTTGCAAATACGCTTGAAACTGACTTAATTGATTTAAATCCGGATCAAGAGATAGTTATCCTATCTTTTAGTTATGAAATGTTATCTTACAGACAGGTAGGTAGAAAACTCAGTAATAAACTGAGGAAGACTACAGCAGAACTCTATAGTTCTGATCAAAGTCTATCTAATACTGAATTCAACAAAATTGAAGAAGTTGCAGATAAGATCAAGAAGTATCCAATATATTATATTGATACGCCAAGTACTGTAGAGAACATGGAAAAAACTATTGATTACTTTCACGAGAATATAGCTAAAGGCAAATGGCTTATAGTTATACTTGACCATGCTCTGCTTGTAGAGGGACAAGGTGAATCTGAAAGAGGTACTATTGTCGATTTACAGAAAATGTTTATTCGTAAAAAGAAGCTTTCTAATACGAGTATTATACAGATTTCACAGATGAATCGAAATATTGAACAACCGGATCGTATTAACAACCCTTCTATGCATTATCCAATGCGTAGTGATCTTGCAGCATCTGATGCTATTTTTCAGGCTAGCGACTATGTAACAGCTCTATCTCGACCAGAGTTGTTGAATATAACAGCTTATGGTATAGACCGTCTACCTGTAAAAGACAAAGTGTATCTTCATTTTCTTAAAGTAAGAGATGGAGAACCATTCATACTAGAATTCGAGAACGAATTGAAATATGGTAATTTAGTTGAAAAATAAAATGCAAGAAATTATTTATTTACTTTAAAATAGGCTGAAATGAAATCTTTTACAATTACACTTCCGAATAAAAAAACAGACGCTCGTGGCGTATATAAACAGTATTTGTTGAATCAACTGAATAATTCATATCCTGAATTGACTATCGATGGTATCGATGGACCTGAGACTGAAACAAGCTATCAGTATATCGGTCCGGGAGAACGTGTAGGCTTTGGATGTAATCCGCGCTATCACGTATCTAAATGTATGTGCCCGTTTAATAATAACTGTTGTAACTATAACCTTGCAACAGATTTTGAACGTGCATTGAAGAAATTACATGATTATGCAGAGATGTGTAATCTGCCTCGTGGGTATGACTATAAAATCGGAGGACTTCCGGTACGAGAATACGATTCGTATGTTCAGGTTGGTAACACAATCATTCCGAAGCGTAATAATGTTTATTGTTTGGAAAATCTATCGCCATATCAAAGAAAATTCGTTCTGAATTTCATCATGGTGGTAAACAAAACTACAACCGTAATTAATCTTTAATTATACTACTTTACTCAACTTTTTCAGATTCTTTCAGATAACTTTTTCAGATTCTTTCAGATAACGTAAAGCAGTATCTAACAAAACAAATATGTTAGTACTACCTACTGAAAAGAATGCGCCAAAGGTACAGAATCCTAGATTTCTGATCTTATTTGGCAAACCAAAATCTGGTAAAACTACATTGATTTCTAAGTTAGATGGCTGTCTTATAGTCGATTTAGAGGGTGGCTCCGAGTTTCTCGAAGCTCTCTCAATTCAGGCTAGAACAGTCAATGATCTTGGAGAAATCGCAAATGCTATTAGACAGAAGATTGCAGAGACTGGTAAGAGACCTTATAAGTATATTGCAATTGATAATGCTACTCGTTTAGAGGAGATATGTCTACCATTTGCAGCATCTCTGTATAGACAAACTCCAATGGGTAAATCATTCAAAGGAGAAGATGTTAGACAGTTACCTAATGGTGCTGGATATCTCTATATTAGAGAAGCTGTAAAGAAAGTTATTAATATGTTCAAGGAACTATGTGATAACTTTATCCTAATTGGTCATACTAAAGATAAGATGATCAATAAAGATGGGGAGGAGCTAACAGAAATGGCTATTGACCTTGTTGGACGTTTAGGTGATATTGTCTGCGGGGAAGCCGATGCTGTAGGTTATGTATACCGTAAAAAGAATGAAACTATAATTTCGTTCGAGGGTGGCGATAACTCAGTAAGAGAGGCACGAGCTCCACATCTTAGAGGACAGAAAATAGCAATTGCAGATAGCAATGAAAACAATGAAGTAACCGTTCATTGGGATAAAATATTTTTACCAGAATAAATAAATTAGAAAGAACATGTATAGTAAAGAAAGAGCCTTAACAATAGCAAAGAAAGATGTAAAGTTTATTCCTACAGGAATTATCGAAAACGTAACATTAAAATCAGCAAGAGTAGCCAAATCTCCTACCGGAAAAGATTTCTTGGAAATCACTTTCGAGAAGGAAGGAGCAACTCTTACGCAAACAGAGTGGAAGCCTACTAAGTTCGAAGGTATGACTGACGAACAGCTTCAAGCAAAAGAAGATACTCAGTTTTCGCGTATGATGCAGATTTTGCTTTGTTTCTATAAGAATGAAGAACTAGTCTTTAATGGTACTAGCTTTGAAGAATTTGCAAACGAGGTAGTAACATATCTTAATAATGCAGACAAGTCCAAGCTCTTACGTGTTAAAGTAGTTTATAATAAAGATGGTTATACTACTTTGCCTTCGTATGCAAAGTATACATTTATCGAACCTATGGTATTACCAGAAGGTTCTGCATCCGCTATTGTTGAATTAGGTATTGACCAATTCACAAAACCGGTAACAGCAGACAGTGAAAAGACAGTAACAAATTTGGCTACTTCACTTACACTGAATGCTATGGGTACTTCTTCTGTTAATTCATTTACTACAAATGATTTTACTTCAGGAGAAGATTCAAACCCTAATCAATTGCCGTTCTAACGGTAAAGAGGGAGTGCGTCTGCAAGGTGCGATAGGATTATAAAAAGTCTGTATCATATTTAGGACAGTTTAAATTGCAAGTGAGCATTTAAACAGGGAGTGGTTCGATTCCACTACTCTCTCCACATTTTTATTTATCAAATTATTACAAATTTTATCATACTATGATTGAGATTGAAAAACTACAAAATATAACTACTTTTCAAGGGAATGCTCCTTTTGAAGAAGCTAGTACTACACCAACTAATGGAGAAGATGGATCGGGAGATCCTGTCTCTCCTACTGAAAAGGAAAAACCTAACTATGATGATTTTATTGATGTAAAAAGTAAAACACCAGTAAAATATTTAAAAGTAGGTGATACTATCTTTGCTACTATTAATAGTAGTATTAAAGACAAGGAAGGAAAATCTATACGAGTAAATCCTACAGGATTCTTTCTTGTTGTTGCTGTAGATAAGAATGTAACAAAAGGAGAATGCAAATTCACATTACGTAGTGAAAGTGGAACTGAATATAAAACTTCTAAATCAGGTATCCAGTTACGTAGTTATAGTGATTTACAGTCTAA